CTGTGTCATAACTTATGCACGTGATCACCATACGATCAGCTGCAGACCAATTAGCAGCCAATAGAATCTTATCCAAAACTTTATATGCCGCTAAGATCCAAGAAGCACTCATCCTTTTGTCGAATTTTGAATAGTCCCCTGCTACGATCCGATCTGAACCAAAATGTGTTAGATAATGGTAAATTTCATCCCATTCTGCAGATGTTGCATTGGTACCAGGGGCACTTTCAAAAATAAATTTATTATTTTGAATCACCCTAACAAGTGTTAATAGGTATTTGCGAACGACAAAACACCATGGTGCTGGTCCCCCTGAAAACATACGTGTCTTCCCATCTACAACTTTAGACAACTTCAAAGCCTCATCCTTCAAATGTCCAATAAAAATAGGCATAGCACGTTGTCCGTTCTTATAACGATCTAGTATATCATCAACACGATCGTAAAATTCACTTGGAAACTCAACATAATCTTGCCAGTCCTCAAACGGTATGGGTTCCGACAGATAAAGAGATTTCTTTTTCCGATATGGAAATCCCATAGAGGTATTTCTCTTCATCTTATCTATAAACTTTGTTCCGGGATATCCATTCAAAGTAGTTGCATTATCAAGGATTATTAATTCATCCAATTGATCTTGTGGCAATCTATTTAGGATATCACGAGCAAATTCTTCCACGCATTCATCCAATAAAGATTGGCGAACATTAAACTGCTGCTGAACAATATCAACAGCTGCATGACGCCATGGAACCCACCCTCTCATTAAAGGGGCTCCCACTTTGCATTCATAACCCCGAGCCGTAAATTCATCAGCTAATAGAGTTGGTTGAACTTTCGATGTATGTTTAGCACGAAAGCCAGGAAGTGAGCCATAAACATGACCCACTCCATTTTCTATAAATCGAAAAACACTCTTAGGATGTAAAGTTTGGATCTCAATTGGTTGTCCATTGACATCATCCAAAAATGGTGCACCTGCCTGAACCATTGGTTCTGCAAATTTCGCCATAGCTTGCAAGATTGATTCCTTACAAATCTTGACCGATGTTGCACGATAGAGACTACCACCAGTTTGATGCAATCCAAGAATAACTGGCCCTACGGGCGTGTCGCCCACAAGAGCCGTGCCACATTCACCCATTTCAGTATTTCGCTTGAGTGATACTGCCCAAGAGGCAAAATCACCCATAGTTGTAGTTTGAATCTTTTCATGGATTCCTCTCACCATATCAAACGTGGGCACACCCAACTCTGATCGACTAACTAGAGCTCCATTGCTCTGGGTTTTGAAAGTTTTCCCTGGAAACATATCCAAGAGACTACGTCGTGGGGGCATACACGCTACGCGAAAATAAGCC